TTAATTTCCAACTTTTTCTAATTTATTCATCATATCTTTATCCATTTGCTCGGTGACGTGGCTATATATTTCTAATGTTGTTTTATGGTCTGTGTGACCTACACGCTCCATTATAGCTTTAAGAGATACACCTAATTGCGATAATAATGATATGTGAGTGTGACGCATGGTGTGAGTTGTCACATGTTTTTCTATCCCTATATTTTGTGTAGCTATTTGTATGTTTCTGTTTATTGATGTGAGAGGTAGAGGGTTGCCTCTGTGACTTGTAAATATAAAACCTCTATCAACATACATGTTTTCCCATTGTATCGCTTTCTTATTTTCCAACATAACCTTACGCAAAATATCACAACTTCTAGTAGTTAAAGATATAGTACGATATGATGACGCTGTTTTTGTAGTATCTTTGAAACCTATTTTGTTACCATCTTTGTGCCAGTGTATAGTGCCATCAATGAGAAGTTTCTTATTTTCAAAGTCAATATTATCGGGTTGAATTGCTAAGAGTTCGCCAATACGCATGCCATTTAATGCTTGAAATTCAACTATGTAAGCAGTAAATAAGTATGATCTTTTCATATAACTAGCACGCTTTTTATTTGCTATGCGTTTTAATTCTACAGCAATAGCCAGAATTTCAGCCATTTCTAAATAATTTTCACGTTTAGCTTTAATTTCTTCTCTTGTAGTCGCTTTTTTAGGCATAACAACATCATCTATGTATGATATATCAGTGATGTTATATTTCTTTTGAGTATATCGAAGTATATTTTTGATGATACTTAAATCGTCTTTAACTACTTTATGGCTTAGTCCATCTTTTAATGATGAGTTAATTAAATCTTGTATAACTTTAGCATTCATATTTTGAACAAGAATATCTTTGTCTATATTTCTTTTGATGTGAGCAACCTTATAGCTTTTAGTAGTAATAGTTGACTGTTTAGATCCAGATATTAATTTATAATGTTCAAACCACTCATCACATGCAGCATGGAAAGTTAGCGTCTTGAGTGTAGTAGGTGTCTTATCATTCACCTTTGCCTCTATACGCTCATTTAAGCGTTTCTGAGCCTCTTTTTGTGACTGCTTACCATTCTTATTAAGTACCACGCTAACACGTCGCCATTTATTTGTGAGTGGATCTTTATACTTCTCATAATAGCGATATTTAGTTTCACCATGTTTATTAGTAAATTTCTCATGCCACATGTGTAAGAGCCTCCTTAACATATTATGAATTTTTTCTCTTTTGTTTAATTATTCATCATCTTCTAGTAAGTTTGTTACATTAACTGTGATTTCTTTTGTTATAGGGTTGATACATACATCCTCTCCATAGCCTAATGATTTCACTTGAATAGTATCATTTACTAATTTTAATGCTATTTCAACATGTTGATAATCTTGCAAAATTAACAAAGTATCTTCATTTGTCACAACATCATGTGAGCCTTTTCCGTTAATAGTAACTTTCCAATCATTAAAGTACATTCTACATTTCTCCTTTAAATTAATTCATATTAAAGCGCCACTAGGGCGCTATTAATCGAAAGTTTGGTAGTTATAAATAACTTTCCCTATTACTTCGATTTCATCAATATGAGTCGTTGGGTACTTTAAGTCATTTATCAATGATTTTACATGTTCATCATTAAGCTTGTGTAAATCAAGTTTTTCCATCCCTCAATCTCCTTATTTATGTTGAAAAAGTAGAACACAATTAATCAATCAACCTTATTTCATCTTCATCGTAAGCATCAACAGAATGAGAAAGGTAAGCATGTGTTTTTAAAATCAATTTATTAGGATTAGTTTTAAATTCTAGTTCATCAATATTAAATTGGAAATGTTCAATTTCTTTGGTATTTTCACATATACTACGGTCTACATGTAAAGTAAATGTTTGTAATTCATTTTCTAAAATAGGAAATTGACTTCGCTTATCGGGATTATCATATCTTTCAATTAATGTAAGCTCAATTTGATTAATAGTTTGTTCAGATGCGCCGCTTTCTATGACCACGCTCCCGTCCAACACACCATTACTATGAACTTGTTGTGTTTTTAACACAGTGTTTATTTCTAATGATTCTATACCTATTGAAGTTAATAATTTTTCGAACATCTCAATTCCTCCTTTATTTATATTAAAGCACCACTAGAATGGTAAAATAATTAATCTGTGAAATGTTATTTTAGCTCTTTTTCAATTTTTTCACCCTTAGCTCTACCTTTATCATCCACTTCAGTTTTAGGATCTTTCCTTTTCTTTGTGCTATCTTCCACATCTTTAGTGTCACATGCTCCTAAAATTAATGTGCTTACGAAAATTAATGCTAAGAATTTTTTCATTCTACATTTCTCCTTTGTTTAATTTATATTAACTCGCCACTAGGATGCTAAAAGATAAGTTTTATATTCCTAAATAATGCGAAGATAAGTACTGCAGAAGGTAACCCATTAAGCAAAGCACCCCAATTGCAATAAAAATAATAGATATAGTTCTACAGTTATTTTTATAATATAAACCTTCATTTTGAGCTAAAAAGAAACTTAATATATACAAAATGGCACTTATTAAAAATATAATAATGATGAGTATTAACATAAAATCCTCCTTTATTTATATTATTATTCTTTCTCCAATCCTATAATTAGCATTATCACTACTGAAATAAGCATGAACGGTACAAAAATAGAAGTTACTAAAAACCCACCAATCATGATTAGGTAAAATTCATCAATCTTGAAGTTACCGAATTTCATAATACCTCTCCTAATTCATTTGTATTATTTCATTTAGTAGTTATTTAGATTAATTTCATGATTCCCATTTGTTTATTTTATTTTTTCTTTTTAAGTGATTGGATATTGTTTTGGATAGCAAACATTTTTAATTGCTTTTTATTTAACATAGATTCTTTTCTAAAATCATTAAAGTCTTTTTGTAGTTGTTCAATATCTTCACTTAAGTCAACCTGTTCTTGGGATAATTTAGTGACTAAAAATGAGTTGATGATTTCATTTATCATATTTTTATCATAATCATTTAATATTACACCGTTATAAAATTTTTGGTTTTCACTGTCTTTTAGATGAAATGCTATATCATTTATAGGCTTTTCTAAATTAATTAATTGTAAAGTTTTCTTATCATCCTCATATGCAAATATATTCTTGTTTTTATTTCTTTCATCTTTATTTCCAATTTTATTGTGCAAATCTTCATAAAAGGTATTGAAATCGTTATACAAATTTTCTAGTTCTTCATTATCAATATCGCTATCTTCAGCAGTTATAAAATTATTTAAAATATCTTTAATTTCACTGTCTATATCTTGTTTTGATTTAGATTGGTCGTTTATTTTTGAGTTTTTAAATCCTACTAATAACAAGAATAATGTCCTAGTGGTGGGGAATTTTCTTTTATTGTTCTCAAGTTTACTAATATAAGCATTTGATACTCCAGATAGTTTTGAGAGATTATTTACGGAAATATTTTCTTGCAATCTAATATCTTTTAATAACTTTGAAAATTTCATTCTGTCACCTCTAATCTATAATAAAACATATTGTACTTCGATACAAATAAAAATCAGTGATAACAATTCAATAAAAATTGTTGACAACAATACTTGAGAAGTGTTAACTTAATATTGTACTTTTAACTGTACACAGTTAACAATAACAAAAGAGGTGATAATATGAATAATAATTTAAGCATGCTAATGGGCAGAGATCGAGTAAGTGCCTTGAAATTAAGTAAAGAAACTGGAATTTCAAGAACTACAATTCATGGTTTATATCATGAAAGAACTAAAAACCCAGATATGCAAATTGTTATGAAGTTGTGTGACTATTTTAAAGTTACACCTAATGAGTTTTTTGGAATTAAAGAAAAAGAGGAGGCCTAAACTATGCCACATGTTAAGCTGCAAGATTTACCAACTCAAGAAAATGTAGTTACTGAACCTAAACAAGTGATAGTAAAGCCTATCATGGCAAAACCTAATGCCATTGCTAAGTTATTCGGAATTTCATACAGTTCAGTCAATCGTATTCTTAAAGAATATGATAAAGATAACCAAGGTGTAGAGGATCTATATTATAGTTTGTCGTCTACAATGACAGTTATCTCTATTGATGGCTTTAAAGAGTATTTAAGCAAACGTCATAAAGGTTGGCTTTAAATGGAGGTGATACAACATGGCTAAATTCATAGTCACACTAATGTTAATTTCAGTAATCTCATTCCTTAGTGGTTGGTTACTAGGAATACATGTAGCTTTCGCAATTTACATGTTAGGTAGTTTGATCGCAGTATTAAATATTGAAGAAAATGGAGGAGCAGTAAATGAAGATTAAAGAAAAATATCAATTATCAAAAGTAGTAAAAGTATTAGAGAAAGTGGTTTACAAAGATAATCAAAACGGAGAACTATTCACACCGAAACAAATGTTTCATTCATTCACGGAATATCGTTATGACGATACAGCATTTTATGAACATATGCTTAAACTTATTCACAAAGAGTTATTTAATATTCTTGCTGAACTGGATTTTGAAGATGAGGTATTTTCTATACTTGATGAAGTAACAATGACGTTAGGTAATGTCATGAATGAAGATAAAGAAGTTTATCATTACAGCGTAATTGATGATAAAGGTGAAACAAAATATACAACAGATCGTAAAGGACACATAGTCGGAATTTTAGAATGGGCGTTTGATTATATTGTAGGAAATATTGAAGTGGAGGAAATGGAATATGAATTGGGAAATGAAAAATTTACTTTGTGATTTAGAAATAGTAAAACAGAAAATTGACGATGTGATTACTTCTTTCGCATGGTTTGATGAAGAATATTTTACACACGAACCTAATCACGTATTAAGTATGGAAGAAATTAAGGGACACGGTTACAGATACCATGAACATAGAATACAAAACACGCAAACAATCGATTTAATGCTGATGTATATGAAGGAATTTAATGAATTAATCAACAAATTCCACGAAATAGAAAAAGCGTCATCTGATGTAAGTTTGGCGACAGAATCAGATAACGCTGAGTAAGTGCAATTTGCAAATCAAAAGCACAGGAATAATATACCATTTCTGTGCTTATTCTTAAAACATAAAACGAAAGGTTGATTAAATGGATGAAGTTTCTTTATATAAAAAACATTATCAATTCCATTCTAAATTAGATAATGTTGATACACCTAATTTATCTCGTATAAAAGAGATTAGTAAACGAATTTACTTTGCTGCAATTACAACAGAAAAACAAATTTTTAATAATAAAGGAAGTGTTTATCACCAAACAAAAGATGAATTTGCAGGTGATTACATTAATAACCTTACTTTAGATTATACCATAAAACCTAGAGAAATAGGTGCAGTCTATGGAACTATTTCTGTAAAAACAACAGTAGAGAACGGTGAGGAGAAGAAAGAGGCACATTTTAAGCCTAGTAAAACAAATAGCTATGCAAAGTTTATTATTGATCTAATTACTGAAAAAGTAATTTACTCAAAAGAATTGGATAGCTTTATCAAACTAAAAAATAATCAATATGAAATTATAGATAATACTAATTTTTCATTAGGGTATCCAGTAGACAATAAGTATCATATCAATGATTTTCTTGATGTAATGCTAGAGGTTTACAAAGAATATTTCATTAATGATTATCAATATAATATCTATCCTTACGCTATTGCAGGTAATGATTGGATATATAATTGCAAAGAATTAGAATTTGTAGATAAGAAAATTAATAGTAACGATTACTATATCATTAAATATGATGTATATAAGAAGAATATAAACATTAACTTAGCACAACAATTCTTTGACTTAGTAAGTGACAATGAACGCAGTAAGAGTAATTTAATGTTGGTGCATGCTTATACTATGTATCGAAAAATGAAACTTATTCAAGCTGAAAAATGGTTCTTAATTAAAGATTTTGGGAGATCTGGTAAAGGTTTGTTTATGGAAACTTTTGAGAAACTTCTAAATGTAAATAAAGTCAATTTTGATAGCTTATTATCATCTGGCTTTGAGGCTGCAAATGAATGGCTTAACTTTTATGGTGCAGATATTGCTCATGCAAATGAAACAGGTGAAATAAATAAAAGCATGATGAGAATATTACGCAAAATAGCTACTGGTGAGAATATATCAGGGCGTGGCATACAACGAAATAACGTTAAGTTTAAAAATAATGCAGTGTTAATCTTAGATACTAATGAAAGTGTTGATACTGGTGAAATTACTGCTAATAGAACACGTACAGTTAAGATTGCATTTAAGGATAGACCGAAGAACGAAACTGATGAAGAACGTTATAAAGTATTTAAACCATTTTGGGACTTTGTTAAGCCTAACGGGGAAAACTCAGTCAATGCGTCAGTATCATTTTTGATATTAAGTCTTGAGTATCTTAAACGAATAGGCAGGGAATTTAAGTTTAATAATGTAACACTTAAAAACTATTACACCGAAGATGAATTGACGGACACTCAAATCTTAATACTAGAAACATTATCTAAACAGGACTTCATCTTTTCAGGTGATGAGATACTACAAAAAACTATTGAAGAAGATTATAAAAATCTGAGATATAAAAAAGCAAAAGAAGATATGAAAAAAATAGGTGTAGCTATCAATAAGCAAAAATGGATAGAGGGACAAAATACTAAAGTTCATATTGTAGAAAATAAAGAACTATTCAAAATGGCTTTAGATTTAATTGAAACTTAAGTTAGTTTAACTCTTACTAACCTTTGTACTAACTTTGAAATCACTTTAATAACAGGCACTAACCTTTATAACTTAAATATTCTTTAGCATATTTTATGTATAAATAAATAGATGTATGTATAGAGAAAAGAAAGAGTTTAAAGGGTTAGTGTTCTATTGGAGGTATTCTCATGAAAATGTACAATGCAGCAAAGTATCTACTTAATAAAGATGTGCAAGTTGTACCCTTAAACGATAATAAAAAGCCAACAGTATCATTTAAGAATGTAACTATTGATGATGATTTTATAGATAATAACTTTTTAGCATATGCAAACACAAATGTATTAGGTGTCCTTACTCGAGGTTTATGGTGTATCGACATTGATATTAATCACGTAAACGGTGAAAGTGGCTTTGATAGTTTGAAAGACATTCCTTACTATGATGAGTTTGTTTCTAATGCACAAAATACGCTAGTGCAGACAACAGCAAGTGGAGGAAAGCATGTAATATTTAAAAAACGTGATGGCGTTGAATATGCTCAGAAAATAGGATATTTACCATCAGTAGACATTAAAGCACATGATAATAACTATTTTGTATTAGCTGGAAGTAAAACAGTTAAAGGGCTATATACAAGTAATAAGAAACCAGTAATCGCTTATGATGGTGAATTTGAAGATCGTATATTTTCAAAACGTGGGAATTACCTACAACAGACTATGGAAAAGTTCTCAGTAAAAAGTGTGTTGCCTAACCACAATTTCAATCATTTACAACATACTGGTAAAGGTGGACTAGGTAAAGAGGCATACAATCGTGTAATCAATGGTGAAAGCGTAGAACGTAATAATGATGTATATAAGGCTATTAGTTACGCATTACAATGTAACGTGGATATAGAGCCTCTAAAAGTAATTATTGGTGATATTAAAGCAAATGGTGATGAATTTACTTTAGAAGAGTGGGAGGCCTCATATAACAGTGCAAGAAACTCATTACGAATTTAATTTAGATGACGAATTAAGAAAACTAGGTTTATTAGTTGGAATATCCGAAGAAATGTACTACTGCTCAATTAGTCGCATATCAACATTGTATCTTGAAAACTTTGGGACAAAATGGGTAGCTTGGCGTGAAACTTACGATTTACAGAATAATAAAAGAGTATCGTATAGAACAATAGCAGATGGCAGTTTTGAATTAGTAGCTGCAAGAACTAAAAACTATTTAAATTACATTAAAAGAAAGCAGGGAATAAAATGAACGTTGAAATTATAGCAAATGAATTTGAAACTAGAGCAGCAACGCTATTAAGATATTTTACTGGACTATGTGAAAGTAGTTATAAATTACCTTTTGCATTTAAGATATATAACGATCCGTTTAATATTGTGTATCTAGTAAGTAAAGGTAAAATGTATGGTCATGTATTAATAAAAGATTGTGAAGTGAGAAAAACTTTTGAGATTGCCTCAGAAAAGCATACTGAGAGACTTATAGAGAGTATCGAGGGTCATTATGCAGGTTATGAAATACCAGATGGCACACATGACACTATAAGCGATATGATGGCTAGTTTCATGTTTGATAACGATTATTTCATGTATGGCCTAGAAACTTTTGCAGAAAGTAATAATAGTGACATGTTCGACTACATGAGTAAAGATTTTAATATAGATGAACTTGAGGGCGTTCAAACTAGTAATGCTGATGTGATAGGTAATATGGAAGCGTTGTACCAGTTAGCTACTGGAATTAATGAACCAGAACCAGAATTAGTTGAGGGCTTGAAAATTATTACTGAATTTATTCAGAATGAAAAGGCTAATGAAGATGATAGTAAAGTATTAATTGAACGATTAAATGAGTTGAAACACTCTTATTACAATGGAGTGAGCCAATGACAATAATTGATAAAGACATTAAAGACTTAAATCTAACTGATGATGTGTTGATAGAATTTCTAAAACTAAATGAAGAAGATTATACGCTAAATAGTAATGAATATGTATTGATAGATCATCATGATAATGTAGTAGGTAACTTATTGCCATTGGTCGTTGCATTAGATGTAAATAAATCATCTGTAACATGTGAGTATGTAGAAGTTGCTACTATTACTTATTATGAGAAAAGTATTATTCCAACTATTCCTTACAAGTGGGATAACAGCAAAGCTAAGTATATTAATATTTGCTTAGAATTAGAACAGGTAGAAAAACATTTTGAGTTTGCAGCATGGAAATTATATTGTGTGTTGAATGGTATCAATAAAAATAATTATGATAAGTATAAGTGGGTGCTAGAGAGAATTAAGAGAACGCCAGATGATATGCCTAATGTAGATATTCCGATAGGTCGAGCATTTGAAATTGCTCAATTACCTAAAAACTTGATTGAACATACTTATAACGTAAATGGTAAATCTAAACCGATTTATAAGATGAATATTAAACAGATTAAAAATTTAAAAGAATATGTATAAATTTATAGGTCATGCACTTAGTAGGTGCATGGCTTTTTTATATGTAAATCGTAATTGTTAAGATTTGTTAATGATTTTAGATTGAGTTTAGGTAAAAGGGAACACTAGTTCTATAAAAGAAGGTGTGTGAAATTGTATGAAAAATAGTATAAACGCTTTATTTATAGTGTTAAATGGAGTGTTAAGAAGTTATATAAACGTTATAAAAATAAGAACATACGTTTGTAATTTGAGTGTAAATTTAGTATAATAGAGTTGTAGGGAACTCCTGCACAATCGAAAGGAGTAATAGTGGAATTGTTAAGCATTAGATGATTGTATTAACTAAAAATAAAATGGAGGTTCACAATGCCCACTATTATAAAAAATGAATTAACGAATGATCATATTAAGGTGTTAAATGTATTACGCAACACTAAGCACAATATTATTACTAAACAAAATATATTCAATCAATTGAATATGGAGTTTACTAAAAACAATGAAAGATGGTTACAACATACTATTAATAGTTTAGTTGTAGATTATGGTTATCCAATCGGATATAGCTATAAGAAAGATACTAGGGGTTATTTCTGGATAAAGTCGAAAGAACAAAAAGAATTGGCCTTACTAAGTATTAAGCGTCATATTGAGGGCAGTATGAAACGATATGAGGCACTAAAGAAAACTGAGATTTAAGGTGATGTAGTGAGTGCAGCGATTGAAATTATTCAAGAGAAAGTTAGCGATTACGAATTGTTCACTAGATTTAATACTTACTACATTCAATCAAAAATAGCACTCATAGAAAGTGATATAGAAGATATGTATAACCGAACTACACCTAGCTTATGTAGTGATACGGTATCAGAAAACATTTACTATGAGAGTTATTCCGTTGAAAATCTAGTAATCGCTATATTAGAAGAACGTCAGAAATTGGAACGGTATAAGAGTAGAAGTCAAAGAGATTTAAACGCCTTTTATACTGTTCTAGGGCGTTTCTCTACTAAAGAACAAAAGTATATAAAAACTATATTAATACACGCTCAGAGGCTCATATGAATGTGATAGAGCGTTTTAAGATTGAACTATACAAATATATTCAAACAAATAGAAATGAGCGTAATAAAGGTATAGAAAACAATTATTCATATATAAATGACAAGCATCAAAAATTAAAGACTTATCCTCATAAGTTGACGCTTAACCAAGAGAAAGCACTCAGGGAAAAAGAAGATGGTGCTACTGAAAAGAATATGAATAATGATGAGTTTGAAGCAAAGTTGAATGATCTAGATAAGAAATCATTTAAAGAATTTATTTATAACAGAAATGAAAATAATATCGACTTTGAGAAAGTCTTAATATTGCTGCAAACTATACCGAAAAGATTACCACAAAAAGAGATCAAAAAGCCATATAACTACATAAGAGAAATAGGCTTAAATACTAATTGAAACGAGGGACTTAATTGAAAACTGCAAAATATTTTGATGAATACAACGAATATGTCACAGGTCAAAGAGAGAATATCAATAAAATTGAAAATGAGCGTCAAGAGTTATCGCAACGAATTAAAGAAGATAAAGCAAAGTATAAAGAATTAATTGCTAACTCACAAGATGATGAGGCTGACGCACTCTATACTACATTTGATAGTAATGAGAAGAAATTGAAAGCCTTAGAGAAACGCTTATCGACTAAAAAAGAAGTATTTGATGAGGCTAGACGTAAAAAGGCGATTGAACTAATTAAACATCAAGCAGATTTACCTCATTTGTACAAAAAGGATAAAGAACGTATATTAGCAAAATTCAAGCCAATTATTGAAGAATTTAACACAGTATTAACTGAAATTAATGATTTAAATGCTAAATACGAAGAAGAGTATAACCGTTACACTATTCCATATCATAGAGAAAACTTTGATGAAGATGATGAAGTAAAAAGGGAATTGCGAAATCACTTTAGAGATATTCTATACAGTCCATACATTACAGGTATAGAATTACCATTCACAGATCAATACAATCATAAACTTAAATTTAGAGGTGATAAATAATGACTAGAAAACACAATTTAGATAAGGTATCCAATCACATCATGTTAGAAACTGATTTGTCAGATAAAGATCGTGATAAATTATTAGATGTCGTTGAGGCTCAAATTAACCAAAATAATAATGAACAACGTAGAAAAGAATTATCACAAAAATCAAAAAGAGATGTAAGTCTTATGCAGATGGCTAGAGAAAATCGCATTATCAAAGGTTAATATCATACACGCCTATCCTTAGCGATAGGCTCATTTTATTTGTGAGGTGCATACATGAACCTTAAAAGAGTAAACTACTCACTATCCTATTATGAAACTAAAATATCTGAATATACTTTACTAACTGAGTATAACCCTAAATTTATTAATACCAAGATTAAGGCCATCACTATACAAATAGAGATGATGTATCACTTAAATATCTCACATATGACTACAAATGATGTTCATGGCGTTGTATCAATATCCTATCCACTAGAAAAGTTAGTGATTGATATTATAGGTGAAAAAGAAAAATTGAAATGTTTCAAAACAAAATCGAATAGAAATATGCAGCAATTAAAACAAGTTATTAAGCGATATACACCAGGTGAACAAAAAGAAATCATGTATTATATGCAGTCCAATGGTTCGACAATAGATTATGACCTCATAGAACGCCTACAACGTGATTTATACAAGCTAAGACATGCAAATAAACAGAAAGTAAATGTAAGGGCATGAGTTACGACAGAGAGGCTATTAAGCAGTTTATATGTGACTACTCAAAAGAGAACCATAATACTACATATAATGATAAAAATACCAATATAGATGATTTCTTTTCACTGAGTGATGAAGTCGAACCCTTTGAACTAAGTGAGAATACTAGTAAGCAAGTATTCTTTAATGAACTGGATCAACTTATTTATGTAGTAGGGACTAGAAGGGAATACTACATATTTTTCTTACTATGTGAAGGGAAATCTATGAATGAAATCGCAAAGATATTTGAGTTAAGTAGAGAAAGAATACGTCAACTATGGAATGATTTATTAGACAAATTAGAGGAGGGATAACATGAGTGATTTAAACCCTAGACAAGAAAAGTTTATATCTGAATACCTAAAGACGTTGAATGTAACACAAAGTGCAATTAAGGCTGGTTATAGTCCTCATACTGCAAGTGTACAAGGTAGTAGATTGCTAAAGAATGAAAAAGTGGCTAAGTACATTGATGAGCAACGTAAGAAAGTGATTGATGAGGGCGTGCTATCAGCTAACGAACTACTTCATATCCTAAGTAATGCAGCAGTAGGTGATGAAAGTGAAGTGAGAGAGGTCGTTGTTAAGCGTGGGGAATTTCAACGCAACCCAGACACTGACAAAATGAACTTAGTTTACAATGAACATGTAGAAATGGTGGAAATACCTATTAAGCCTAGTGATAGATTGCGTGCTAGGGATATGTTAGGTAAGTATCATAAGTTATTTACTGATAAAAAAGAATTATCCACTGACACGCCTATTATTGTAAACATTGGTGATTGGCCGGATGATGAGGAAGAAGAAAAACAAAAAGCACTAGATGAATTACATGAGCAGCACCCTAACAGAACAATGATTATTGATGATGTACCATTAGAGGACTGATAACCATGTGTTCAAAGATAGAACAGATTAATGTAAATGATATGTTCGATAGGGCTATGAGCATTAAAAAGAATACTGTGATTACTTATACTGATCTAATGACGGATAAGGAAATAGAGATATGGAACGAACTAAACGCAGCAGAGCGAGTAGGCATTATACTATCCTTTAATTTAATGCTAGTGAAGAATGATGTAGACAGAAGAATAGTGCCATCTATAAAGTTAGATGATGAAAGGATATTTATAAATAATAATTAA